ATGAAAACTGAACCCGCCGAATTGAGTGAACTACTTGAAGATGCGAAAGCGTTTCACGCGTTAGGACTGGCAACAGATGAAGAAGTGGAGTCCATAGCAAAGCGCGCAAAAAATCGTGAACTCCGTGCCCGTATTGCATCAGTAAAGCCCATGACAGCAACTGAAATCAAAGACGTGCGCATGCGTTGGGGAATGTCGCAATCGCTTGTGGCGCTCTCATTTGGCATGACGGTCGATAGCGTATCGAAATGGGAGCGAGGTGAAATCACACCGAGCCCACCGGTGATGCGGATGCTACAACTCCTTCGCGATAACGGCCCTGAACTCTTTACCTCTAAGCATCAAGGTATCTAGACGCCGAACCCCGGTCGGAGCTTCTCATCCCCTCGGCGGAGAATATGTAAAAAAAAGCCTGAACGTGAGTTCAGGCTCTTCTTTGAAGATGGCGGTGAGAGGGGGGGCACTCGCTGCGCTCGCCCTGCGGGTGGCCTGCGGCCATGCAAAACGGCGGGCCGTTTTGTCGAACCCCGGTCGGGGCTTCTCATCCCCCTCAGCGCAGAATATGCAAAAAAAAAAGTCCAGAGGTTAGTCTGGACTCTTCTTTGAATGTGGCGGTGAGAGGGGGATTCGAACCCGCGAACAAACCGCCGCAATATATTGTAATAAATAGCATTTTTCATTTCCCATTTTCCCACGTGCATTTTACGTGCACTTTCTTTTCCATAACTGTTTATTCGCTGCCTGACTTCAGTCCGGGCCGTGAAAGGTTCCCGTCATAGTCTGCCAGGTACGAGCCATAGTTTCTGAAAAGCATATCCGGTCCCTTATGCCCCATCTGCTTACACAACCAGAACAGATTAACGCCTGAGCTGATGTGCATCGTCGCGAACGTGTGCCGGGTCTGGTAGGGATTGCGGTACCGTAATTTTGATTCCCTCATGATGTGGCGCCACGCTTTCTGTCTAATGTCGCCGGAGCCAGACCAGGGTTGTCCATTGCTCGGATCCTCAAATACAAATTCACTCTTCATCAGCGTGAACTGTTTTTGTTCGTTCAGTGCCTGGATTGCCTCGTCATTGAGTTCAATTTTACGGGTACCAGATTTGGTTTTTGTCCCTTTGAAAATGCCTTCAACGATGGCGTTCTGAACAAAGGCGGTTCGTTTCTGAAAGTCGATATCTGCCCATTTCAGCGCGCACAGTTCGGATGGCCGGACGCCGGTATTGAATGCAAACTGAAACGTGGTTTTCCACTGCAGGTATTTGCAGTTCAGATAGATGATCCGTATCTCGTCTGGCGTGAAAGGGTCTACCTCATACTCTTCAGTATTGCCGGACTCGACCGAGAAATAGCGCGATGCGCTGATATGGGCAACGGGGTTGTCCGGTATCAGGCCATCTGTAACGGCTTCATCGATGGCGCTGCGCAAAAATGACAGCCGGTTACGGATGGTCTTCAGTTTGGTTTTTCTGCTGGCCACCCAGTGTTTCAGTGCTGATGGCGTCAGGTCGGTTACACAGATTTTGTGTAGCTCACTGAGCGCGCGCAGGCATTTGCGATAACCGTCCATGGTGGAGGGTGAGAGATTCCGGTTTTCGCAGATCACCAGATACTCTTCAAGATAGTCCTTCACCGTCTTTTTCTTTTTTTCATGACCGAAAAGAGCCGCTTTTTTGGAGCGGGGGAAATAACTCAGGTAGTGAAATTCCCCCGTAGCGATCCGGTTTTGTATTTCCCCCAGGTACCTCTCAGCGTATTTAATATTGCGTGGGTTAACTTCCATTCCTGAAAGGGGCTCACGGCACAGAACCCCTTTATAAGTGAATGTCAGCTGAAGTGTGTCTCCGGTTTTGTGTTGCCGCACGGTTATTCCGCGCGGTAAAGCGGATCCCTGCTGTTTCTTGCCCATCTGTTCACCTCATCAAGATCAATCCAGCGTTCACGGACGCCGTCCACTTTTAATACGTGTACGCCCTCCCTCCAGATCTTCCTTTGTATCCGTTTGTTAATGGCTTCGATGGATTCGCCAGTGTTCTGGCAGTACGTAGAAATAGGGACGCAGTGAAGATTCATGCGATTTTCTCCTGTGAAAGAGGCGAGCACATTTCCGGCAAATTAGCCCTTACGAGAGCCTCCGCGAAAGGCGGGGGAACGGCGTTGCCACAGCGGGCAACCTGTTTATCTTTGGCATATTTGGTACCGCGATAATCCCGATCGATGACATACCAGGAAGGGAAACCCTGCGCAGCATAGAGCTCATGCGGCTGGAGCATGCGCATGCCGATATCGACAATCTGGTAATCGGTGCCATCAACCGTGACCAGGCCAAAGCGGTCGTTAGTGGTAACCGTTCCCAGCGGTTCGTCCAGGCCTACGCCGCCTTTTTCATTCCCGTAATACTTCATCAGGAACGCCCGGACCTCGCCCAGGTGGTTACCATTTGCCGTAATGGTGTGTGCCGGGCTGTCAGTTGTTTGGCCCGTATTGGTGCCGCGAAATTTAATCAGGTTGGATGTGACGACAGCATGGTGATTTCCCGTCGTTACTGTGTGAGCGGGTTCCTCAACGGAGCCGCCCGGGTGGCCCGTGTTGTTAACCATGATGTTAGCGGTAACCAGAGCATGATGATCCGTGGTGGTGACGGTATGCGCTGGCCCATCAACCGCGGCGCCGGGGCCGGTATAGTTGCCGCCGAAGTGTTTAGCCATAAACGCCGAAACGAGCGCAAATTTATTGCCGCCCGCGGTGACCGTTCCAACAGGCTTACCCAGATTTAGTACGCGTGGTGCCTGTCCAACTCTTTCCCCGTATCCCATCTGAATCAAGGTCGGACAGACCAGAGCGCTTTTTCCGCCACCGGCAGCTGTCACGGTGCCTGATGGTGAATCAACAGAATGTCCGGTGCTTTTACCAAATTGTCTTACAACCACTGGCGTTATCAGGCAGGAATGATTTGTGTTGACCACAGTATTCATCGGCTGATCTGTAGGCCGGGGTTTAGCTGAGTATTTCGGGCCTCCTGCACCAATGATAAAAGGTGTCAGGTGCGTTATAACCATGCCCAGCGCATGACCATTGCCGCCCGGTCGCTTAGCTGTTCCAGCCGTAATGGTCGGTACCGGTTCTGTAAGTTGTTGTCCTGTAGCGCCAGTGCGGAATTTAGTCAAATGCGGCGTGACAACCGCATAGCCATGTTTGCGCGTGATTGTCTGTAGCGGGTCGTGCAGCGACTGTCCGCGAAAGCAGTCATAGCCACCTTTGCTGGTGGTGTGATTGCACTTGACGATAAACGGCGTTGGGTTGTCGAGCACGAATCGCTGTATGCCGCGCGCAATCCGTTTCATCGTGTTTTCTGCCAGCGGCTTACTGCGTCCAAATATGCTCGGGCAGGGGATAGACCAGTCGATACACTCGGCAGCTGTGCGCCATGGCTTGAGATGTCCGGACTGGACGGCCAGGCTTTTCGGATCACCGTGTGACGGCTCCGGCCACGTTACTGGTTCCCCGTCACAGCGCATGACCATAAAGAAGCGTTTTCGGATGGTTGGCGCACCAAAATCGCAGGCGCGTAACTCGCGATATTCAACCGCATAGCCCAGGCCTTTAACCAGTTTTTGCGCATCCGCACTGTGCCGGCCAATTTGCAGGAAGTCGCATACCTCATCCAGCGCAGGGTGATCCGCAGGAACGCCGTTACCCAGCATGCCGACGAAGGCGTCAAAGGTTTCACCCGCGCGGGCCGGATCCGGTCGTTCCTCCTTGGGTAACAGTGGTCCCCAGGTTTTAAACTCTTCGACGTTCTCAAGCATGATGGCGCGAGGCCGCTTTGCCAGCGCCCAGCGAACAACAATCCATGCCAGACCGCGAATTTCCTTTTTAACCGGCTTACTGCCTTTGGCTTTGCTGAAGTGGCGGCAGTCAGGTGAAAACCACGCCAGGCCGACGGGCGCGCCTGCGGTCGCTGCCACCGGGTCAATGTCGAACACAGACTCACAGTAATGAAGCGTGTCAGGGTGGTTGGTGGTGTGCATGGCGATCGCGTTAGGATCATGGTTAATGGCGATATCGACACTGCGCCCGGTTGCCATTTCAATGCCGGTGCTGGCTCCGCCGCCCCCGGCAAAATTATCGACAATGATTTCTCTCACAGCGTTTGTTCTCCGAAAGTGGCCGTCAGCGACTGCGCTGCAGCAATGATTTCTGTTGAGGGCTGGCGCTCCAGCAGCATGCGGTTCATGTGATGCATTACCTTGCGCTGATGCTCGGTAGCGAGTGATTTAAGGCCTGGCAGTTGATCGGCTAATAGCTGTACTTCGGCTGGCCAGACATCATTCGCTGACTCTGGGATGGGGATCGGAATGCTTCTCGGCGCCAGACGTTGCGCTGCTAGTTCAATTTGAGCCATAAACGTGGCGCCACGGGCCTCCAGCAGATCACGACTGATGTAATCGAACTTTGGTCCTCGCCATGATTTATCAAAAACAGCGACAGCAGCGCCAAACCCGGCAGACGACTCAGTGGGCTGGCCTTCTTCGGGCCGGTACCAGACGGGCAGGTCAAAACTGATTCGGCCTCGAATGAATGCGATATGGTCGGCATCCTCTGGCCACCAGACCTCGCCAGTGGCGGCTTTGATCAGAAATACATAGCGACCGCCTGCCTCCCGCATTGCCAGCGTATGGGCCATTATCTGGCGCATGCCGGTTATGTACTGCCCGTCGTGCTGTGAGGCGCGGGAGTAGGGCGGATTAGCATATGCTGCGCCATTTAGCTCTTCCAGGCGTTCCGACCAGTTCTGTGAAAGTGCGTTATCTTCTGCGCTGTAATAGGCTGCGCATTTGGCATTACTCTCATCAGCGAATAAGTCCAGCACGAATGGACCGAACATCAAATTTATTCCCCACCAGAGACGATCAGGCGAACGCCACTGATCACCAATCTGTTTTAGCTGGTGGGTAGGCTGGGCGCGCAAAGTTTCAAGCGCCAGGCAATATGGCGATAGTTGGGTTGGTTCCATACGTGGGATACCTCAAATCAGCGTTTGAATTTTCTGGATAAATCAATCTGGTAGTAAGAACAAAAATCCACTACATGCGGGCATTGGGCGGGAGTTTCGGTTTCATTCACTACGTCGCAGCCACCTTCATGAAGGCAAATGCAGTTCAGGCAACTGAGACGATTTTCAAAGCAGTTTTTTGCCATCTGGTAGCCATTGCATCGGCCACCGCTAAAGCGATGCGGGAAATCATAGGCGGAACAGCAACAGGTGACCTGCCGGCCGTTCCAGTAGGCTTTCCCACAGGTGACTGAGCCTGCATTAGCTCACCTCACTGGAGATAAAGCTCGAGACAAAACATTGCCATGAGCATCAGGATCCAGACGCATCCAGAAACGGATACGTCATACAGGGGTTTGTGCCGCGCGTAGTGCGCGAGGAGTTTTGTTTTCATCGGGATAGGGGGATAAAAAAATCGCGTTCGCGGTTTAGGGTTGATCAGACACTTTTCCATCCAGGGAGAAGCCGTTCTGTTTTACTCTGCTTAACAGAAAAATGGTCATATGCGAAGTTAAACGCTTCATTCTCTGAAGCAAACAAGCGGTCGCTGATCGGTTGCCACAGCCTTTCAGCGCAACTGAGGATTAATGCCATCCAGCCAGCATCGACAGGTTTTATCATGTACCTAGGAATGTAGAGATATTCCTTGCCTAAGTTTGGTTCAGTGTCACCTGAATCCAGAAAATAAAAGGTTAAACCGCCGCTGACAAACCTACGCATACATACCACCAAATACTGTTTATTCATACAGCAATCTAGCGCCTCACTTCCGCACATTCAAGCTGAGAAATCGACTCTTGTTTAAGCAGTTGTTCTTTAACGTGTTCGCAGGCTACTAAGGTTGGATAGATGTCTTCGCTTACAGGGACGGGCACAACAGAGGAAATGATAAGGACGAAGCCGATTGGCATAGTACCACCTGTGCGAGTAGTAGATTGTTTATCAGTGTTTTTGGTCAATAAAAACCGCCTCGGTGGGCGGTTGAAAATTAATTGGTAAGTACATTTATTAAGCTATCGATATGAAAGTAGATATAAATAAATATGATTATTGATGATAACGAAATTGCAAAAAGGCACCCATAAAGGCACAGTCGGTATTTAATTTCTCCTCTTTTTACTCTATTCCACTCTCCTTTGAGCACTTTGAACGCAGCAACATCAAACTCTTTAACAAGTGGCAGGAATATTTCAAGAGAATCAGAAACTTTACCAGCAAGAAGAAACATCTTTTCTAAAAGTTCTTTCTCATCAATGGATGGGTTACTGTAATTAAGCCTCAGTTTTATTTCAGAGGTCAGCCTTCCAATCGCTTCAATCTTTTCTTCGTGTTTTTCTTCCGGACCATCACCAAGGGAGTTCATAACCGACATCTTAGAGCTATAACTTGTGAGAAGTCCCCTTAGCTCAGATATCCATATTTGCCTAAATTCTGAAATCTTACTTTCTTTGGTAATAACTAAGCCCAATGTAGCTGCGATTGCACCCACTAAAGCAGCTATAATAGCAGCCCACGCCTCACTCACTTGTCATTCTCCTTCTGATAAACTGGGCCAATGCCGCGCGTAAACAGCAGCGCCGCATTCATATCAAGCTGCAATCTCTCATAGAAATACTCCTCGTATCTTCTAGCTATTGCGTCTTCACCTCAATTGTACAAACTGATAAATTCAAACCTTTTTCTTTAACCTAAACCTTTCTGATAAATAAAAATTAACATGAACGCGTTTTTTTGCTCCTTACTTCTATATTGGCGAAATGTCATGTCATTCTGAAATAAATAGAACGCTCAAGTTTCAATAGGGTTTATTAAGTGCTGGATTTTCCTGTATCTAAATGGTTAGACTAATTATTAGTAAATGCATTTCATTTTTTTAGATCTTTCTGTATCTTATCAAGCTCTGCTTTAATGCTCCAAAAAGCTCTATCCTTATCATTTAAAGCAAGGCTACTTTCAATAAGTTTTTTTGCCAGTTCATCGTTTTGTTTTCTGAAGTTTAGCAGCTCATCTTTTTCTTTATTATGTGATTCAACTATATTTTTTAGGGAGGAAATTTCATTTAATAATTTGTTTTTTTCATCCTTGTTGTAACTTATCGCTATTTTTGATGTTTCAATGTCTTTTTTTAGTTTGGCAATTTCAATGTTTAATTCGGAAATAATGGAATTATTCACGGAAATTCTATTATTTGTTTCCTGCATTCTCTCCATCGCAATTTCATGTTCTGCTAATATGGTTTTAATATCCGCGTCAATATTTTTCTTTTCTCTTTCTTCCGCAAGTTTCTTTTTAGCCTCATAGTCAGCAATTTCCAGTTGTTTAGAAGCTATATCAATTTTTGATTGTAAAATAAGCATGTTGGTTTCATGGTTTGTGCCTTTTTGAAACTTTGTTACGTATTTATTAGCATAAGGTAGAAAAAGGCAAATTAGAATCGTTGTCGATACAGGGGCCAGTATATAATCTCCAACATTAAAGTGTGAGTTTATATAATCGAGTCGGCCTAAAATATTTTGCTTACTGAAAAATAATATCGATAGCATTTGCCAATTAAAGCCGAACCAAGAAAAAACGAAGGCTCCAAGGAAAGGGCTTTTAATTCTTTCTAATGAGTTTTGTCGAAAGGCAGAAAATATATCTTTAAAAAAATCCAACATGCTCAGACCCGATAGGTAAGTTTTTTTTATGAATATTACCTTGATAATGTGGTTAAGAATAGTCTTAATATGAAATTTTTTAGTAGTTAAAGAGATTAAACCGCCTCAATTGCAGACGGTTATGATGAACAATAATCATGTTGGCGAGCGTTTTCGGTACTTCGTCAGAACGGGATATCGTTGTCGAAGTCAGGTGGCGGATTATTGTTTCGTCCACCTCCAGTGGCCAGGGCAAGACGTGAATTGTTGTTTCCAGCAGCGGCATGCTGGTTGCCGCCCAGCATAGAACGTTGATTGCTTGTGCCCATTCCGCTCATGGTCTGCTGGGTTTGTGGCTGTCTTTCATCGCGATCGGTAAGCACGGAAAGCAATTTCTCTATGGCTTCGGCGGGAAGATTCTCCATTGCTTCTTTGTACGTCTTGCGTGTCTTGGTACCAAAAGCCTGACGGATTTCGAATTTGTAACCATCTCCGCCATTTTCTTTGGTGTACAAAACCTTTTGCAGCACAAAACCAATCGGCTTACCTTCCAGATCCTTACAGTGATATTCCGGACCGTTTTCGCCCTGAACCTCAGTTGAAAATAGCTGCTTGGTTTGGGTTAGCCCCATAATTGCGTTAATCATCGCGGTACCGCCTTTAAGCGGATTTCCATCGCGGCCAATATATGAAACGCGAAGGTAGTTAATCGAGCCCACATCCGAATCGAGGGAGAACTCCATGGATTGGGACTGTGAATCACGCCCGCTGGTAAACACAGCGCTGCGGATAGTGCCTGTATAGGCACCTGTTTCAGATGCGCCGCCCGGGCCTGATGCCTTGGCTGATTCTGGGTCAAAGGTGAAAATTGGCTGCTGCATTATGCGGTTACTCCGTCATTAAGTTCGTAATAGCCCCGGATCGCCGTATCAACGGCGTTCAGGTCGTTATCAATCTGGAATTGGTCGAACAGGCCGATCGGGGATTTAACCGGGTCCGTTCCGTCCGACTGGGTGGTGAAGTAATAGCGCCCGTCAGTCACGCCAGTACGCAGGGCAATACTGAACATCCCCTCAACTGTGATTTTTTCGTCCAGCATTTTGCCGATCGTCTTCATTTTGATTCGGCCGGCTGGTGTCTCTTCCGTGTGAGCGAGGAAATAAACAATCAAATCGTCTTCCGCTGCCTGCGCTGCCCGGATCACGTCCCATGCGCCGCCCCCTATCTCCGTAAACTTCTCGAACGACTTTTCACTGCGGCGCCGCATGAACTGGTTACCCATCACATACTGAAAATCGTCTACGACCACGAACTTCTTACCGGCGCGGCGGGCGTGGGTGATGATCAGCACTATGTCGCCTGGCACATCAGTAAAAAACACATTGCCGGTTTTGGCGGTGAAGTCGCGAGGCTTCCAGCCACTGGATTTAAACGGGAGACGTTTGTTTTCCGGGTTAACCAGAAAACCATCGTCGGGGTTCAGGTGCATCAGGCTGGCTGATTTGCCAGAACCTGAATCACCCAGAATAAGAACCGGAATGCCCATATCAGCCCTCCAGATAATGTTGCATGGTAAATTTCTGGTCTTCATCCAGATCCATATTTGCCAGCGCCCAGCGAAGATAACCCTGGTCCTGTCCGGCAATCTCTTCGAAGGTTTTGCCCTTATGCTTGCCAAAGCGAATCGTGTGAAGCAGGGAAGGCCGCGCGGAGATGTCGCGCATCTGGGCTATCGTCAGGCGCGCGTCACGGTTCAGTCGCAGCAGAAGCGCCGCCGTAACGTAACAGTCGTACAGCGCCCGGTGCGCGTGCAGGTTTTCAGGCACATCAACATCGAGCATGAAGTGATAACGCAAATACTGGTTGGAGTGGCTTTCCAGTTCCGGATAAAGCTTGCGGGCCAGCTTGAGCGTGCAGATCCACGGCGCCGTTATTTGTGGCAGCTTTGGCCGGTCAAACGCGGCGTTGTGTGCCACATAAACGTCGGCACCCAGATAACGGTCAATTACATCGCTGAGCGGCGGGGCATCGGCAACCATCGCATCAGTGATGTGATGCACTGCCATGGCGCCAACGGTAATCGGCTCGGGCGGCTTAACAAAATCGCTCCTCGGGTTACACAGTTTACCGCCAACGATGTCGATGCTGGCCAGTTCACACACGCCACCTTCAAAACTGGTAGTTTCAGTGTCGATCACGCGAATGGTGGTGGACATTCAAAGCTCCTGATTTAGCGTCCGCGTTTGCTTCACGCTGGGCCAGCTGGTGGGCCAGCATTTCCAGATCTGCCGGACTGATTTGATTTTGCACGCACAGCGCCAGGATGGTACTCAGCGCCAGCGAACGCACTGCCTCATTAAGGGCGAATTCAGTAGGGATGGTTGTCACTGTCATAGCAAACACATTCCCGCCACCACACACAGTGCGATAAGCAGCGGCGTCAGCCAGTGACGTGGCCTTGGGTGGAAATCAGCGCCCGTCAGGCGATGTTTGAACTGCAGGCGTTCTACAGGGCTCATGAAATACGTCTCCTTGGTTTGCCCTGGCGCGCTGCCGGGACGCGGATTGTTTGCTGGTAAAGAAGGGCGCAGCCTTTGTCGCTGCAGAATGAACGGACCTCGCTGCGGTTCCAGAACCGGATTACCGCCTGCTTTATGTCCGTGGGATGCCGGAACCGGGCGCAGTATTCGCACAGTTCTGACTCAATGAATTCGGTGCCTGACTCGAGTAACAGCCATTCGAAATGGCGTTCCCGCTGGCCGTTCGCATCGATGTAATACACAAAGGTTTCGTCCTCACCCTTGTAATTGGGCTCAATGCTGCAACCGTCGAAAACGACAACGCGGGCACCGATACGGATCGGTGTGCCCTCGGGCAGTTCGCTAATGCGCTGCCGGGTCAGTTTTGGTATAAAATTCATATACACCTCGGAGCGCCGATAGAAAGTCGAAAAAATGCCCTCGAGGCGGGTGGGGAATATTTAGAAGTAATGACTTACCAAATTCATTAATGGAAAAGTTGTTTTTGCTGGATCAAAAAGGAGTTTTATATGTTGAAAAATGGTGACAGTGTGACACTTAAACATCAGCCTGGACGTTGGTTGATTGTTGTAAAAATTTCAAATGAAGATGATTTAGCATTGCTGCGATTCGATGCCGTTGATATTAATGGCAAAACTTATACAGGGATCACGCTTGCAAGCATTGATGAGCATCAACCTGTATAAAACTTAATAGTTGCCGGGATGATGCCCGGCTTATCCACCGCCTTTACTTTATAGCCCAATATCTAACTGCGGTACTCCGGGCTTGCCCTGGTGAGGCGTTAACCTTTCTTGGCTGGCGCTAAAGCTTCGCAAAACTCGGCAAAGCTCAGCACTTCTTCGCCTTCTTTCAGGCTTTCAAAATATTCTTCGTAGGCTTTATCCATCGGTTATTACCTCCTTTGCAAAGATGGTCAATTCGTTTTGATGCTGCGCCTGCTATCTCACGCAGATCAAAAAAACTGAATCACCGCGCTGTCCGCCGCATGCCTGGGATGCCTTTACCCCGTGAGGTCAGGGGATGCCAGGGTGCTGAGTTCGGGCCTCTCAGCCACCAGCGCGGTGATTACATATTCACTTGTTAAAGAGCAGAACAGCTTTCTGCGGTGGGCTGCGTCTTGCTGTGACTGCAATATAACAATGGGTATTTTATATATCAATACCTTTGGGTATGAATATTTAAACTTAAAGTAATATGATTTTGTAAAATATATGAATTTATTTTTTCGGGAGGAGGATGGATGTTTATTGGTGGATGGTTAAAGATTTACCGTTACGCTTTAGTTGGAAATTTAACTGTACTTATATACAGTATTTAGGAAATTAGCTAGGATTGTTCTAAACGTAAAGCGGGGGCTCTATGCAAGTCGGCTACATAAGGGGAGATAACGGGGAGTATAAAAAAATCCCGGCAGCATGTTTACATGTAGCTACCGGATTGAACGTTTATCGATTGAATTTCTTAGAAATGTATACAACAACACCTATGATTTTTGCTGTTTCTCCCACTTTTAAAAGAGAGGCTCGAGGATCAGAAGGGGAAAGATAACCTCCCTCATCTCCGGGGAGAAATTTGTATACGCTATAAGAACCATGAACACAGGCAAACACATAATCATGCACTTTGGGCTGTTCATTTACATCAACCACCACTACAGAATTCAAAGTTGCTTCAGGAAATCCCGAGTCATGATCCAGATAAAAGGCACGACATGTTTCCGCGTTCAGCTCTTTGGGAATTGCCTGTAAATCCTTAGTTTTCTCTTCTGCCTTCCAAATATGCACAAATTTTACATCTGGCGTTTGTGGTGGGGGATATGGCGCGTCGTAATTACTTTCATGGCTTTTGCGCATTGGTCCCTCGTTAAGCGCTAACCATTCAGGTCTTACCCCAAGCGCCTTAGATAAATGGACTATGTACCCAGAATTTTGAGATTTTCCTGACAAAATTTTGAAAATGCTAGGCTGAGCTATTCCCACAGCTTCAGCGAGCTGTGCCTGACTCATCCCTGCTTCTTTCATTGCCAGCTTAAGCCGATCGGCGAGAGTTTCTGTATTCATGCCCGCGAACATATAACTGTGGTTATCCATCGTCAAATATCCATGGGTATTTACTTTATTTGAACTCATGGTTATTATTCTCGCTTTAAAGACTAAAGGGTATAAGCATGGTTAACGAAGCTATTCAAAAAGCTATCCAATCTGTTGGAAGCCAAAAAAAGCTAGCCATACACGTAGGTGTTAGCCAGCCAAACGTATGGAGTTGGTTGCATAACAAGAAAAGGGTTTCTCCTGAAAATGTTAACGCAATTGTAGAAGCCACTAACGGAGCAGTTAAAGCCTATGAGATTAGGCCAGACCTACCTCAACTCTTTCCACATCCTATAAACCTGAACTCCAAATAAGGAAAAATTTAAATGGATTCAATTACAACGTCGCGCAACAAAGCGCGTGACATCGAGAGTGAGATCGTGAGCCGTATTGCCGCCGAGGGGGTGACGGCAGTTGCGAAGAAATTGGGGGTCGATAAATCACAGGTTAGTCGCTGGCAGAGTCGAGGCGGTTTGGTCGAAAAGGCCAGCCGTTTACTTGCTGCTTTAGATTTCCAACAACCAGCAGGCATGGTGATCATCAAGGGCGATGAAACCGGTGAATTGGCCCAGTGCCTGATTCGCATGCTTGAACATATTCGTTCTGAAGAAGGGGGCGCTAGTGGATGAAAGGTTTGTTGAAACCGACAAGCGCTTTCGGGACAAGCGCGGCATTGTCGTGCGCATCATCAGTTACGACAGGCAGGAACGCAGGATCATATTCATGCGGCCTGATTACGAACATCTGTGCTGTGTGCCGAAATGGTACTTCGAGAAGTATTTCATCGAGGTGGGAAAGAGCGACTGAACAGCGCCAACTGTCCAGTCGTGTACAGCATTGCTTTTGGGAAGCGAGGTTAATTATGCGACAAAAACGCCGTAAGCCGCAACAGGAAACTACTGTACATAAAGACATGGCGCGGGATGAACTCGCACGCCAGTATTCACCTGATGCCTGTCGGCTGCTACGTCAGGCACTGGAGCAGGCGAAGCGGGAGAAGTCCGGCCATGAGTAATACCGCAGAAATAATCCAATTCAGCGCCCGTCCGGGGCGTGAGGAGCAGCGCGTGGCCGATACCGATGATGGCTTCATGCGTGTCGCTAATGAGCTTACCGATCAGCTACTACAGGCTGATCTTACTGCTCGTCAGTTAAAAATCATGCTGGCCGTGATGCGTAAAACCTATGGTTTCAACAAGTCCATGGACCGGATTACCAATACCCAGATCGCCGCAATGACGGGCATTCACCATACACACGTTTGCTCTTCGAAGCGTCAGCTTATCGAGCGCGGATTTTTAGTGGAAGGTGGCTCGAAAGTGGGCATCAACAAGTATGTATCAATGTGGGATATGAAGAAGATTAGCCAAAACAGCGAATGTTTAGCTGATACAGCTAATAAAAGTTTAGCCGAAACAGCTAATACCCATTCGCTAAAACAGCTAAACACAAAAGACAATATTCAAAAGACAATAAATACAGATCCCCCTAAAGCCCCCAAGGGGGAATTTTCGGAGGAAGTTTTATCACAGGCAAAACAGGTCCTGGAGTATTACAACGAGGTCACAGGCACCACCTGTCGCTCTGCAGAAGCCTTTGCCGTTTTACTTACTGAACGTCCGTCCCGCGAAGCCTACACCGTTAATGACCTCAAGCTGGTGGTGCGCTGGGTCGCTGAAACGTGGAAACGCCGCAACGGTACTGTCGCCAAGCCCGCGAACATCTGCCGTGTGAACCGGTTCGACGGCTATCTGGCTGATGCCACCCAGTGGGATGAAAATCAGGTCGAAGTTGACTGCGATGCCGTGATCGATGCTTACAACGATTTGGCGGCGGGCCGTCTGATGTATGCCGAAATTGACGAAGACAGAGTGAAGGCTATCCGCCGTCTGGCAACACATTTCCCGCGCAGTAAGCCTGCTAACGAATGCTTTCGCCATTATTTCTGTGCTTTTTTCAATGAGGCCCGCGACTCGTACTTTGGCAAAAGCAACAGCGGCTGGCATGCCAACTTCGACTGGCTGATGAAGCCTGACACGCTGCTGTTGGTACGGAGGGGCAACCATGTCTGATCTGTATCTCGAAGCCAGTGTGCTGGGTTGCCTGCTTCATTCCGGTTTGACGCCTGATGCCTACGACGTCCTGGCTACAGTCGAGCCAGCAGCATTCACGAACCCGTTTTACTCAAAGCTGTATACCGAGATTAAGCGCCAGGCGACGCAGAAGAAAATGATTGATGCGCTGCTGGTGGCAGAGGCCATGGGCAGTGAAAACGGTATTTTTGCTGACGTGATGGAAACCATGAAGATGGTGCCCAGCGCAGCAAACATGAAGGGCTATGCAAAAAGCCTCAATGAAAAATACATGGTCCGGGGCTTTATCAGCCTCATGGAAAGCCATTACGAGAAAATCACCAGCGCCTACAACCATGACACCGCGATGGAAGGTATTCAGGACTTCACCCGCCAGCTGATGAACATCAGTCGGCCAGATGAAGAAGTGCTGCCAATCCGTGCCAGTGAACTGCTTAACGGGTATATGGACACGCTGGAAAAACGTGTGTCCGGTGATGAAGAGTCGAACACCATCAAAACGGGCATTGATGATCTGGATGAAATCACAGGTGGATTAAACGACACCGACCTGATCGTGATCGCTGCCCGCCCGGGAATGGGTAAGACCGAGCTGGCACTGAAAATCGCCGAGGGCATAGCCCAGCGCACTGTTTCGCTCGGGACTGAGCGGGTACAGCGCGGTGTTCTGATTTTCAGCATGGAAATGCAGGCAGGCCAGATCATCGAGCGCCAGCTGGCGAACGCGTCCAACGTATCCGTTTCCAAACTGCGCAAAGCCAGCCACCTTGACGATGAGGACTGGGGCCGGATCTCCATGGGGCTGGCTGAGCTTGCGAATCTTGATGTCTGGGTTGTCGATGCTACAAACCTCAGCATTGAACAAATCAGGGCGGTGGCCACACGTCATAAAAACCGTTATCCGGGCCTGTCGCTTATCCTGGCTGACTATCTGGGGCTCATTAAAAAGCCATCGGCAGAGCGTAATGACCTGGCGATAGGTGAGATTACACGCGGCCTCAAAACCATGGCGATGGAGCTTAATACGCCCGTTATCTGTCTCAGCCAGCTGTCGCGCGAAGTAGAGAAGCGACCGAACAAGCGCCCGTTAAATGCCGATCTGCGTGACAGTGGCAGTATTGAGCAGGACGCGGACGGCATCTGGTTCATTTATCGCGATGCTGCCTATAACCCGGACAGCCCGGCCGCACACCTGGCTGAAATCATTATCGGTAAAAACCGCCATGGCCCACAGGGCGGCGTGGTTTATCAGGAATTCCGAAATGGCCATTTCCGTGGAACAGATCAGGCAATAGCGGCGCAGCTTGCCCGCGAGAGACCGGCGCAGGCTGGCCGGGATAAATCATCACGCAACGGTAATGAACCAACGGGGAGACTATTTTGATCAAAATCTATGACATCACGCCGCTGGGCAAGCCCCGCCAGACTCAACGAGACCGCTGGGCAAAACGGCCGGCTGTTCTCCGGTACCGGGCATTTTGTGATGAAGTGCGCTTAAACCAAATCAAGTTGCCTGACAGCGGTTGTCACATCACGTTTGTATTGCCCATGCCCGACAGCTGGAGCAAAAAGAAGCGTGCGCAGTTCAGCGGCCAGCCCCACCAGCAAAGGCCCGATGTCGATAACTTGCATAAAGCGTTGATGGATGCCGTGTTTGAAGAAGACAGCGCTGTATGGGATGCACGTATTACAAAAATCTGGGGAGAAAAAGGGCAGATAAGGATCGAGAGCATTGCCTGAAATTATAAACGCAGCAAAATTCAGTAAGGAGAATCACCTTGAACCTTGAAAGCACGATAAAGTTTTTCGCACCTAAATCACCTATGTTCAGCGATTCTCCACGGGCAACGGCCAGTGACAGCCTGGATATTTCGGATGTGATGGCATCCTTCGGGCTGACTGGCGCGCAGGCTCGTTTTGGATTTGAGTTATTCCTGTCCAAGCATGGCATCACATCCAGTGATCGCGCCGTTGAAATGTTAACTGAATTCGGTCTGAGTAAGGCGGGGCTTTTCCGGGCAGTCGCCGAACTCGATGAGAATATTAAACGCGAATTTGTGCAATTGCTCGCAACGTTTGCCTACATGGACTATTCGCGCAGCGCCGCAAGCCAGCGCCCGTGTACCTGCTGCGGTGGTACCGGCTTTATCGACACGGAGGTATTCAGCACCAAATCACATATGCCTTTCGCGGCGCGTGATCTGGTTAAAGCCTCTGTTCGCTGGGGTGTTAAAGATTTCATACCATCCAGTTATCAAAAAGTCAGAGAGGTAAAAGATATTCAGCGTGTCCGTTGCGGCACCTGTGAGGGGAAAGGCGTGATCAGCAATGCGTGTCGCTGTCATGGTAAGGGCAAAGTGCTGGACATTGAGCAGAGCGAGATTCAGGGCGTACCTGTCATGAAAACCTGCACCAAATGCACCGGCCGCGGTTATGCGCGCCTGCCTGCTGAAACTGTGCGCCGTGCTGTTGGGTATGCCGTTATGACTGTAAGCCAGCCAACATGGTCACGCAATTTTAAACCGTTCTATGAAGCGCTCATTACCCAGTGCCACAAGGAAGAGTCTATAGCGGGCGATATGCTGCAGCGTGTGACCGGAAACAGCGAAATCAGGCACATGAAGCAATAAGATTTTTCTCGTGTATTGACGGCGTGAATAAAATGGACCATTATCACGCCAATGATGGGATTTCTGTGTGCTGTTCATCAGCGCGAATTTAAAAGAAAGACCTCAAACCCACATCAAGGCTCGCAATTGGCGGGCCTTTTTTATTTATTGCCTGGTTAATTTATGGCTATTAATAATTCGCCAAAAAAAACGCCATTGACCAAAGGCCAACGGCGGAAAAAGATTGCAAAGGTAAGTACGCGCCAATCTCTCAAATTTGGCAGGCACACTCTAATTTTTTTTGAATAATTCCATCAGCCGATAAGCAGCAACTTTGGCGTCTAATTGCAGGATTAATAGGTTCAAATAAGAAAAGCTTAACTGTATCGTAGATGCTAATGCGGTGAATCCCCCTAAGCGGCGGGGCAAAACCAGTAAATACTAAATGCTGCGGGTCAGGTTCTGGTTTTTCTGACTCACCGGGAGGCACCCGGCATCGCATACCTGTTACCACCGCTGTCACAGCACTCTAAAACCAGCTTTGGTAACTAATTAAATAAACTATACTTAAGTTTAGGTTTGGTAATACTAAAGGATAGTTGTTGTTATGGCGGAAAGTGTACAGAATTGTTTATGATTTTCAAAAAAAATCCCTCAAGTCATCTAAGGTCTCGGCAACCAGGTAGGGATGACAAGAGGGAAGCCAAAACGGCCAACTCTAGGGAAAATCCTTAATAATCATAACACATATTTATAAATATTTTGACTGATTTTAGTCAACAACTGAAACCTGCTTATGCAGGTTTTTTTATGATTTAGAATTTCGGCTATTAATCCCTTAACGGTTTTTTATGCTTACCCTTGGTCAGCGCAAGGTTTATATTTTGTGATTCAGGCGCAGGACGTTCCCATTTAGAGCAAAATATCGTAATGGATTCTTGGCAGAACTAGTGGTTACCAGATTTGTCTTATACCTTCCTTCGTTACAGATAGGGAAGGGTTTTGAAAATATCGAAAAGAGTGACATGGCTGTTGATGTTATTGTTTTGCGTGGTTGTATGGGGGTTGATAGTCACTGCAGTTGCTTTCGCTGGAGAGGACAGAAAGTTCACTCCTAAGACTCAGCCCGGCCAGACAAATTCTCAGGTTGATGAGGAAAAAATCAGGAAGCTAGACCTCAATGCACAGCAAAAAAAATTCATTGAGTCGTTAATTGAATCACCGTCAGAAAAATTAAGCGGTAACTAAAGAGTCAACGAATTTTTTAAAAATAGCCCAAAGGCCGCTTTCGAGCGGCCTTTTTTCTTTGGTGCAAGAAACGTTACATGCCCCGTGGTTTTGCAGAAACAGTTTTGCTTTGCGCATAAAAAAAGCCGCGCTTACTTGGGGGGGCGCGGCAAAAGTAGGACCAATGTAGTCGGAACTTAGGTCAGGGCCTGAAATGACCCTGAGCAGTTTATACTCTTAATCCCTCTGTGATTTTTGATAATTAATGTCTTCACAGATGCTGCGACCCCTGAGGTTTTTCACCTTCAGCGTCGGTTATTAAGCAAAAAATACTTTCTATTCCTTCATGTTGAGTATTGCACACTCCAATTACACACAGCTTCCGTACTTACGGAGGTAATCATATGGTCAAAATCATGCCTGACAAAATTGCATCAGGGGTTACCTACTGCGCGTCGGGTGGCCTGGTCTGTAATGGACTTTTCAACTGGTACGACTGGGTTTATCACCTGGACTGGAATTTTATCGGTCTGGTCAGTGGTGTGATGCTCGGTATAGCGACCTTCGTAGTGAATGCGTATTACAAGCGCAAAGAGAGCAACCGGGAAGAACTGGCCAGAAAGTTCGAGGCAGAGCAGGAGAGTTTACGCACTGCGGCGATCCAGAGTTATTTAAACCGATCACCCTCGCATGACGAGGACAAAGCGCCAGAGGTGGTTGATACGGTCAACAAGGCTTTGAAGCTGGCGGAGAAAGCATAATGGCTATTTCACCCGCTTTACGTAAAAGCCTCATCACAGCTGCTGGTGGTGGTGCGTTAGCCATCGCGGCTGTTCTGATCCCGAGCCTCGAAGGCAATTCTTACACGCCATATCGTGACGTCGGCGGCGTCTGGACTGTATGCAACGGCATTACCGGCCCGGATGTTATTCAGGGGAAAATCTATACACAGAAAGAATGCGACGCGCTACTGCAAAAGCACCTGCAGCCCTATGCCCGGTCTGTGGAACGGTCTGTAAAGGTGCCGTCGAATTCATATCAGAAAGCCGCTCTTATCAGTTTTAGCTATAACGTCGGCGTTAATGCATTCGAGCATTCATCGGTACTGCGCAACCTGAATGCCGGTCGCTATCAGCAAGCCTGCGATGGCCTTCGTAGCTGGGTATACGTTGATCGCGTGAGGATTCAGGGGCTGGCGGACCGCCGTGACGTTGAGCGGGAGATCTGCAACTGGAGCCTGAGCCCATGACCTGGTTAATTATTAACTGGCGCATTGTGCTGGCGTTCATGCTGGTGGCGCTGATAGCCGGGTTGTTACTGGCTGTGGGGCGCTACCGTGACAACGCCCTGCATTTTCAGGAGCAGCGAAATGCGCAAAAGAACATTGCCGACACGCGCCAGGCAACCATTGACGATATGCAGCGCCGCCAGCAGTTTGTTGCGGCAATCGATGCCAGATACACGAAGGATTTAGCCGATGCGCAAAAAACCATTAGCGATCTGCGTAGGGATGTCGATTCTGGGGCTAAGCTCCTGCGCGTCTCAGCCAAATGTGATCGGCCAGTGTCCGGTAAATCCTCCGCCACCCGCGTGGATGATGATGGCAGCCCCCGACTTACAGACGCCGCTCAGCGGGATTATTTCACCCTCAGAGAGCGAATCGAAACTGTCACAAAGCAACTGACCGGCTTGCAGGACTACGTTCGTAAGGTCTGCTTACCTCCCGCACACTCAAAAGGTAAATGAATCCATGTACACCACTACCGCACTCATTACGTGGGCGCTGATTGCGCTTGTTACTGGTTTCGCTGCTGGCTGGCTGGTGGGCCTGTTCCGCTGGAAAAACAGCCCTGTTAAGGCTGAGGCCGAATCAACAGCCATTCGTGACGGCTGGCACGATATAGAGCAACGTTTTCAGGCTCAGATTGACGAGCTGAAAAGCAAACTCGATGAGCAGGCCGTAGCTCAGCCGCAGGAGGCGCAGAGTGAAGCGCCAAAAAAGATTTAACCGACGCCTGGAATAATGACCGGGCTTTACCCATAAAAGAGGAAGTAAAGATGTCCGAACCACTGTATGACGGTACTACCGCGACCACTGCACAGCCGGTCACAACAGCAACCGATAAAACTGATGCCGTATTGGCAAAGGTGAAAGAACTGCTGAAAGTGGCAGGCCATGACGTCGATACCGTATTCGACGATGTGGTAGCACTGGCTAAAAAGCTGGCGTAATCATTACAAGGCGCATTTCGACTGCGCCTTAAAAAGAAGCTCTCCGACAAGGGATAACGGTCAGCCACGCTTTGAAGCGTCGCGACGCTGCTGGATTGCTGATTTGATGATGTCCGATAAATTATTGATCGTTGGTGCATACGCTATAGCCAACAACGCGATGGTTTGATAATCCATATTTCCTCCAAATTTTGATGGTTGATGTTCTATTCCAGGGGTTAATCCCGTCTGAAATCGAATTACCTATCTATTCCATTGATAAACAGTAGGTTACGGTTCCAACCAGTTTGAGGTGGTTAATGGCTACAGGGAATATCGTCATGCGCATTGATATGCGGCGCTGGATGCTTCCAGTGGTTTGTATTGCTGCGATTTTAGATTGGCAATGGCTACTCGATAAATGTTTCCGCAAAACGCTGGTGTTCGAAGGTGTGAGAGATGAGAGATGCAGAAGACAACATTGCGCGACCGACAGCGCCTGCAAGTTTTATAGAAGAGTTTCACCCGCACATAATGTTGATCCCCGCACCTGAAGTGCTCGAGTGGATAAATCAGCAAATCCTGTCAGAAGAAGGCCACCTGCATAACCCCGATCACGCACACCTCATTGACGCCAATATCCGCGTCATGTGGGCGTCTTCAGCATTCTCTAAGAAGGGCCGTACGGTACTCGGTCAGGCAGAAGAAGTGACGTTTCGTGCTGGCGGGTGGCAGAAGGCCCGCATGGAACAGCAGATGCATGAATGGTTCGGTGAAGTGCCGGATTACATCATCACGCTGGCCGCTGATTATTGTGCTGAATGCGGCGATGCTGAGTTTTGCGCGCTGGTTGAGCATGAGCTTTACCATGTTGCTCAAAAAACAGACGAATTTGGCGCGCCAGAGTTTACGCGAGACGGACAGCCCAGGCTTTGCATGCGTGGGCATGACGTCGAAGAGTTCACAGGCGTTGTTCGCCGCTATGGCGCCAGCGAAGAAGTTAAGCAGCTTATCGACGCTGCAAGCCAACCAGCAGAGGTGGCAAACATAGACATAGCCAGGGCGTGCGGCACGTGCATGCTGAGGCTCGCATAAACCAGGACAGAGTAGGACGGATGGTAAACTATGGCGGCGCTTAAACCGGAAATTAAAGCCTTTATAGTTCAATCCGTTGCGTGCTTTGATACGCCCTCGCAGGTTGCCGAGTCCGTCCTGAAAGAATTTGGTGTGAAGATTAACCGCCAGCAGGTTGAGCAGCACGACCCCACGAAGGCCAGCGGTAAGAAGCTGGCAAAGAAATGGGTGGACATGTTCGGCGACACCCGCAACAGGTTTCAGACGCAAATAGCTGACATCCCAATCGCCAATAAGGCATACCGGCTTCGGACGCTTGACCGCATGGCGACGCGCACCGAAACCATGAAAAACTTCGCGCTTACTGCCCAGTTGATTGAGCAGGCGGCGAAAGAGGTGGGCGACGCATACACCAATAAACTCAAGGTGGAAAGCACCGGAGCGAATGGTGGGCCTATCAAAACCGAGAACGTTTCGCTGACCTCTGACGAGGCAGCAGAGCTTTATCGCAAGATGATGGGGTAAATTCCTATACGAAATTGGCTTAACTTATTGAGAAAAGGCTTGAATATTGCCACTATCTTTTAATGGCATTTAACAATACTTTAAGGTAATTTCTCTATGAACATAGGTCACTCGATACTGTTTTTGTCCATAACTATTACTCTTCAGTTCTTTTCCCTTCAAGCGTTGGCGGCGGATAAACTGTGGGTAACTACTGACCGTACTAATAGGTATAGTTGCCCTTCAATCAAATGCGGAATAGCGGGGCATTTGATGTTTAGAGAATCCGTTGATGCATTTGAAAAAAAAGGGGAATGGGTACGTATTACTAAAGCCTACTCAGCATCATGTGTTAAGGGTGAAAGTGAGTATATCAAAGAGGGAAATAAAGCCTGCACGGATGTTAATGGAATAAAACATGGTAGGTTTTCAGAATGGGTTCAGTTGAAGGATTTGAGTGATAAGCGGCCAGCAGATCCAGCAGAGAATGCGGATGGTGATTATTTGCTAGTTAAAGGTTCAGATGACTACAGAATTCATAAGGATATCTTCGCTAAAGCAGCAAGAAAGCTGATAACTGATGGCACTTGCTCTGAGACTGACTTTCAAGATATGGGAGGCTGGATGGCCTCTACTAATCGTGGTGCAAGTATGTACTTCACATACTGTGGAGGGATGTCTCTGAGTAATAAAATCTATTTGGATACCATGACTGGCAAGACAAGCAAATGACTACAACCATAAAAAGGGCCTAAATTTGGCCCTTGAATTTCTTTCCGTTAAACGGTTTCATCGCGAATATCGGTTGTCGGCCCATTCTTCTGAACAGAAGCGATACCGGTTTTACAAGCCTGTTTGGATGAATACATTTCGCTCGTTGCTATAACCTCATGATTATCAGCCTTTAAAACGAAGTAGTACTCAGAATCATCACCAAAAAGCGTTGCACCCAGTAATGTACCGCCTGATTTAGGTTTGCTTTTTTTTATAACGTAATAGCCCATGAGGTATCTCCTTAATCCGGTGCACCATGCGCCGGTAAAACAATATTCACTCATTCACAAAACTGATCAATTGATACACCTCATTATTTTGGGTAAATCTGATGCCGATCCCGTTCCCGTTCGATTTCCGTAATCCGGATTACACGCAGGTGTTTGAATGGCGGATGGAGCGGCTACAGCGGATCCGTGCTAATCCCGAAGTGCTGCCAGCAATGAAAGCGTTCTACCGCGATAATCCTGCCCAGTTCATTATCGACTGGGGCATCACGACAGACCCGCGAAATCTTGATTACGGCCTGCCTGTGTCCATCCCGTTCCTGCTGTTCCCCAAACAGGAAGAGTGGATTCAGTGGATAATGGACCGTCGCGGCAAGCACGAAAACGGCATCACAGAGAAAAGCCGCGAAATGGGGCTGAGCTGGACTTCAATCGGCCTGGCCTGCTCAATGTGCCTCTTCAATAAAGAAATGGTGATCGGCTTCGGTTCGCGCAAAGAGGAATACGTGGACAGTACCGGCGACCCGAAGGCGCTGTTCTGGAAGGCGCGTAAGTTCGTCGAAATGCTGCCCGTTGAGTTTCGCGGCGACTGGAGCGCGAAGAAGCACGCGCCCTACATGCGTGTTGAGTTTCCGACCACTGGCGCAGTGCTCAAGGGCGAGGCGGGCGACAACATCGGCCGTGGTGACCGTACCACGCTTTATTTCGTGGATGAGGCCGCGTTCCTGATGCGTCCCATGCTAATTGAAGCCTCTCTGTCACAAACCACACGTTGCCGTATAGACCTCTCATCGGTTAACGGCATGGCTAACCCGTTCGCGCAAAAGCGTCATGGCGGGCGCATTCCGGTATTCACGTTTCACTGGCGCAGCGACCCGCGCAAGGATGACGAGTGGTACCGCAAGGAGTGCGAGAAGATAGATAATCCGGTTGTCGTTGCTCAGGAACTGGACCTGAACTACGCCGCATCGGCTGAGGGCGTGCTGATCCCGAGCGAATGGGTGCAGGCTGCTATCGATGCGCATATCCATCTGGGTATCCAGCCCACGGGCAAGCGCCTGGGGGCCATGGACGTGGCCGACGAGGGGCGCGATAAAAACGCCTTCTCTTCGCGTCACGGCTTTTTGCTGGAGAACATTCGCGAGTGGTCAGGCGTAGGCAGCGACATTTACGGATCGGTAGAAAAAGTCTTTGGGTACTGCGAAGAGGACCGGCTCGAAGAGTTTCGCTTCGACGAGGACGGCTTAGGCGCGGGCGTGCGCGGTGATGCGCGCGCCATCAACGAACTGCGTAAAGTGGCTCGCCGGCCGATGATACTGGCCACGCCGTTTCGTGGCAGCGGTGGCGTGTTCGATCCGGATGATGAGGCGGTACGCGGCGACAACGGTCAACAGGCCAGACTGAATAAGGACTTTTTTGCCAACGCCAAGGCCCAGAGCTGGTGGTATCTGCGCAAACTCTTTCAGAACACCTATCGCGCCGTGAAAGAGGGAATGCCCTATAACCCTGACGAAATCATATCGATCAGCAGCACTATGCCGAATAAAGACAAACTCATCATTGAGCTGTCGCAACCTACCTACTCAATTAATGGGGTGGGAAAAATCACCGTGGACAAACAGCCTGACGGCACCAAATCGCCTAACCTGGCTGACTCAGCGATGATCAACTATGCGCCAATGAACAGCGATCTGGATATCTGGATGCGCCTGTAAAGAGGAAACGATGGCACGTAAACATAACAGTAGCGCCGCGCGTACTCCCCAGGCTACGGCGGACAGTTACGACAACTTTATGGCCCGTGTGGGCATGCAGCAGCAGAACCAGCACGCCGCATCGTCATACCGGGCAAACTTTACCAGCCGCAACCGGCTACAGATTGAATGGGCCTACCGCTCATCGGCCATTATCGGCTCTGCGGTTGATGCGGTCGCTGATGACATGACCCGCAAGGGCATACGCATAACCTCAGAGATTGACCCGAAAGACCGTGGCGTTATTGAGTCACTTTTTGATGAGCTGGAACTGTGGGACCGCCTCAACGACACCATCAAATGGTCGCGCCTTTATGGCGGTGCGGTCGGCTTCATCATGATCGAGGGCCAGGCACCCTTTACGCCGCTTCGGCTGGAAACAATCGGGCAGGGCAAGTTTAAGGGGATTCTTCCGCTTGACCGCTGGATGATTAACCCCAACCTGCAGCGCCGCATCAGGGACATGGGCCCGAATATCGGAAAACCCGAGCGATACGACGTGGTGACCACTGCAACGGGCATTCCCGCCTGGAGCATTCATCACAGCCGCCTGATCCGCTTCGATGGGGTTACGCTGCCTTACCAGCAGGCGCAGACCGAAAACGAATGGGGCATGTCAATCATCGAACGTATCTGGGACCGCCTCACCGCGTTTGACAGTGCAACTATGGGCGCGGCACAGCTTGTATATAAAGCCCACTTAAGAACATACAAGGTTGATAAACTCAGAGAAATTATCGGGTTGGGTGGGAAGGCATACGAAAATCTGCTGAAAAATTTGGATCTTATACGCATGTACCAGAGCAATGAGGGCATGACCCTCATGGATGGTAAAGATGTCTTCGAGACCCACCAGTATTCCTTTGCTGGCCTCGACGACGTGATCAGCCAGTTCGCTGAGCAGATAAGCGGCGCGACGGGGATCCCGCTGGTGCGCCTCTTTGGTCAGTCGCCCAAAGGTTTCTCTACCGGCGATGCTGACCTTGCTAACTATTACGACACCATCGGCACCCAGCAGGAACGCCGGTTGCGTCAGCCACTGCGAAAGCTGTTCGACGTGATGTACCGCTCTGAACTGGGCAAGCCGTTGCCCGATGACTTCACGTTTGAGTTTAATCCTCTCTGGCAGATGTCGGACGTTGATCGCTCGACGGTCGCGAACAACACGGTTAACGCCATCGTGGCTGCCGTTGATGCCGGGCTAATGACCGTCAAGGCGGGCATGACGGATTTGCGCGAAAACGCAGACGTCACCGGAGTGGGCGCATCAATCACCGATGAGGATATCGAGAATGCGGAAGACGAAGCGCCTCCAGGGTACAGCGAACGCACTGACGACCCGGGGCCTGCCGAAACAGGCGGAAAACCGGTATCGGACCAGCCTACGGCGGATAGCGCAGGCCGTGGGCGACATCGTAAATGGTCGTTACGATGGTTCAAATGACAGCGTCACCGATATCATGGACGCGCTTGAGCGTTACAGCGATATCATTGATGGCTGGGCGAACCGTGTGGCAAACGGTTTTGCCGCCGATCTTGAACGCCACAGCGAAAGAGAGTGGCGGCGTAACAGCCTGTTAATCGGTGATGAACTTCGCCACGTCATCAGCAGCACGCCCACGGGGTATGTGATGCAGAGCATCGTCGCGGAGCAGGTTAAATATATCAAGTCACTGCCACTGGAAGCCGCCGACCGTATTTATGACATTCAGAACAAGGCGATTGAGGCCGTTGCATCAGGCCGCCGCGCTGACTCATTTGCGAAAGAAATAGCGGCATCCGGTGATGTGGCAATGTCACGGGCGAAACTCATTGCCCGCACCGAAACAGGCCGTGCAGTCACAGCCCTGACGCAGGCCAGAGCGCTGGCCAGTGGTTCGCAGGGTTATATCTGGCGAACGGCGGATGACGGCGATGTGCGTCATTCGCATCAGGAGATGGAGGGAAAGTTTGTTAACTGGACTGACCCGCCCACACTTGACGGGATGACGGGCCATGCGGGTGCGTTGCCCAACTGCCGCTGCTGGTGCGAAGTTATATTCTCACAAAATCAACAGGTCGCTGAATAGCGGCTTTTTTTATGCCTGAAATTCGCAGGTGAACCATGAAATACCTTTTTAATTCCCGCCTGGGTGAAACCCGTTACCGGCTGGCTGACGGTTCGTTGCTGTGCAAAGACGTCCCTATCGGCCGCACAGGTTCACAGCTTTACAGCGCGCTGGACCTGCCAAAGCTTGAGCCGGATTCAGACGGAGAAATTGTCGTCGAGCGCACCGCTGATGAGGTTTTCAGCCCTGAAACGCTCGCATCCTTTGAGGGTATGACCGTCACCATCCTTCATCCCGAGGATGAAGAGGGGAATATCAAATTTGTCGATCCGGAGAACTGGCGGGAATTAGCCGTAGGACACCTTCAAAACGTGCGTCGCGGTACTGGCTCACAGTCAGACCTGATGATTGCAGACCTCATCATCAAGGATGAGGAGGCGATCGACTACATCGAAAACGGACTGCGCGAAGTTTCGTGCGGTTACGACGCCGAATATCAGCAAACCGCCACCGGCAAGGCAAAGCAGTACCAGATTACCGGAAACCATGTGGCTCTCGTCCCAAATGGCAGGGCCGGAACACGTTGCGCAATTGGAGACAGAAACACGATGGCAACTAAACAAAACAGCCTGCTTACCCGCATCAAACGTGCGTGGAAAACAGGTGATGCGGATACCATGAATGAACTGCTTGAGTCGTCACAGACTGGCGACGAGGGCGGTGATTTACCGCAGGGCGTTAATCTTAATATCAACCTGGCACCGCAGCATCCCATGCCGGACCGCGATCCGGAAATGGGTGGATTAAAGACTGGTGACAATGAAGAGCAGGTTCCCGCCTGGGTGGCGGCGATTATCGCGCGTCTCGATAAGCTGGAGGGTAAAACCACCGACAGCAGCGATGATGATGACGATAATAAGAAAAAATTTGGCGACTCTGACGATGAAGACAAAGAGAAGCCAGTCACCGCTACGGGCGATTCTGCTTACCGTGCCGAACTCATCCTGCCCGGTATCGACCTTACCCAATCCATGAAGCCTACTGCCTTCAAGCGTCATGTGCTGGCATCTGCTGATCAGGCGCTGGTTCGTCAGATTGTGGGTGATGCGGCTATCAAACAGCTGCCGAAAGCACACGTAGAAATGGCATTCACCGCCGTTTCTGAACTGGCGAAAGGCCGTAATACCCAGGCCATCCGCACCGGCGACAGCCTTCGCCAGTCAGGCAACTCGAATGCTGACCTCAATCAGCAGAATAAACACTTCTGGAATAAACGCTGAGGCAACTCCCAATGAATAACACGATTCTTTACCGGATGCCTGTTGGCATCGCCGGTGCAATCTCACGCCCACAGGATCTTACCGTTGAACCGGTAATTATCAGCGCGTCAAACGCGTTTTCAGCCTATGGACTGGCGGGCAAGTTTTCCGGTGGTCAGTTCGTGCCGCTGGCTGACGGTGATACCGCTGATTTGATTCAGGGGATCTACGTTCGCCCGTATCCGACCACCTCAACGCCCGATCTGGTCCGCCAGGTGGGTTCAGATAAAAACTTTGCGGGCGATGCACTGAAACGCGGCTACATGAGCGTGTTTGTGGGTACCGATGCCACCGCCATTACGAAGGGCGCGCCCGTCTATGTGGTGTTAAGTGCCGATGCCAGCATTACCGCCCCGCTGGGCGGTTTTATGGCGACGGCGGTCAACGGCAAAACGGCGGTGCTGCCAAATGCGCAGTTCACTGGTGCGGGCGATGCCAACGGCAACGCTGAAATTTCCTACAAGATTTAAGGACAGAAAATGCAGACTTTTGACCAACGCACCATTGACGGCACCGGTGCTTTCCTGGTCGGCGAGCTTGAGCGTCTCGACCAGACGCTGAACGCGCCACTGGTAAGCTACACCTGGACGCGTGACATTCAGTTGCGCGAAGACGTTTCGGTGGCCGATGACATGTCGAGCTGGACCAATACCAGCTTTGCCGCAGCCGGTACCGGTGCAAATCCCAACGGGAAAAACTGGGTCGGTAAAGACTCCACCGCGATCGCCGGTGTGAACGTCAATATCGATAAATCCGGTAACCCGCTGAACCTCTGGGGCATGGAGCTTGGCTGGACGGTTATCGAACTTAAGGCCGCTGAACAGGTCGGGCGCCCGATCGACACCCAGAAGTATGAAGGCATGCAGCTGAAATGGCAGATGGACAACGATGAGCAGGTTTATATCGGCGACAGCGCGCTCAACCTCAAAGGCTTACTTAACCTCGATGGCGTGACGCTGAACAATGCCCCTCAGACCTGGGCCGCCTCCACCAACGACCAGATTCTGGACAGCGTGAACTCGGTACTGACCGATGCCTGGAAAGCGTCGGCGTATTCGGTGGTTCCGACAGAACTGCGTGTGCCGCCAGAGCAGTATGCGCTGCTGGCCAGCCGTAAGGTGTCGGAGGCGGGCAACATGTCGCTGCTGACCTACCTTTCGACCAATACCATCGCTTTCCATAACAACGGGCAGCCTCTGGAAATCAAAGCCATCAAGTGGCTGAAAGGGCGCGGCGTGGGCGGCAAGGACCGCATGATCGCCTACACCAACGATAAAAAGTATGTCCGTTATCCGCTGGTGGCGCTGCGCAGCATCCCGATCCAGTATCGCGGCCTTTATCAGCTGGTGACCTACTACGGCAAGCTGGGCGCAATCGAGCCGGTTTACCGTGAAACCATTGCCTATAAAGACGGCATCTGATCCCCCTTTAACAGGCCCCTTCGGGGGCTTTACCGGAGCCTGACATGGCAAAGAAAACACAGGTAGAAATTCTGGTTCACACGCCGTTTGTCTTCACTGACGCGAAAGGGGAGCAGACGGGATTTCTCGCTGGCCGTCACAGCGTTGATAAAGACGTCGCTGAGCACTGGTTCGTGGTGGCCCATTCAGACCAGACCGGCAACGTAACCACCCCGGGAAGTGACGAAGAGTTACTGGCAGAAATTGACAGCCTTAAAACGCAGCTGGAGCAGCAGACAAAAGTTATCGCTGACCAGACTGAGGAAATCCAGGCGAAAGGGAAGGCGCTTGAAATGCTGACTAAGGAACTGGAAGCCCTTAAACAGCCAAAGGAAAAATAAAATGGTGAAAAATGTGTCACTTCCGACAGTGGCCGACTTTCGCCGCGATTTTCCCCAGTTTGCTGACGAGGCAAAATTCTCCGATACGCAGATCACGTTCCGCCTGACCCTTGCCGATCGCCTGCTTAACGAGAATGTGACGGGCCGCGAACTTTTTCCGTATTTTGCTGAACTGTTCGTGGCGCATTACCTGGTGCTGTTTGCTGCCGATCGCCGTGCCTCTCTTACGGGCAGCGCGGGTGGCTCAACCAACGGTGTGCAGGCGTCAAAGTCGGTAGACAAGGTGAGCGTGAGCTATGACACCGGATCCACGCTGAATGCCGATGCCGGTTTCTGGAACAACTCACGCTACGGCGCGGAGTTTTGGCAGCTGATGATGATGTTTGGCGCCGGGGGGATTCAACTGTGAAATCCGGTCTTGTGCTCCGTGCGGACAATGCACAGGCGGTGCTCGATGCGCTTAAAACGCTGGGCAACCGATACGTGCTGGTGGGCATTCCGTCTGACCGTGCCGAACGTTCAGACGGGATGGAAATCAACAACGCCGAACTGGGCTATCTGCACAGCTTTGGCGGCACTATCCGCGTGCCGGAGCACATGACCACCGTTTACCGCCAGATTGCTGACGATGGCAGTTTCAAACGCAACGGGCAGTTTGTGCAGCAGGCGAAAAGCAACTTTGCCACGCAGCACAAAGTCGCTGCCTACAGCGTTCAGCTGCCGCCGCGTCCGTTTCTGCATATGGGGGTGGCGCAGTCGCGCGAAAAGGTGGCTGCGCTGATGAATCAGGCCGCTTTTGAAGCCCTCAGCGGTAATGCGTCCGCTGCCGAAGCCATGCTGAACCGCGCAGGGACTGAGGCGGTAAACGCTGCCCGAAACGTAATTACGGCCGGTGACCAGCTTACCCCGCTTGCTGAAGCCACCTTACGCGCCCGCCGCAGCCGGGGCCGCAGCGGCACAAAACCACTGTATGACACCGGGCAGCTTCTACGCTCGATCACCTACGTTGTGAGGGATAAAAATGCCGGATCTTGACGTAACAGACATCCTTTTCGATCCCGACTTTTGCGACACCACCTTAGTTGTAAAGCGCCGCAGCATGGTCGTCAATGATGACGGGTTCGGGAAAAATACCGTCACCAGTTCCCCGTTTGCGGGCGTGGTGACGGTGGGCAAGGCGCTGGAAAGCCGCAGGCTTGAGGCGGGGCAGGTGGTGCATGGTGCGATCCTGATCGTCACCACCGAACGCCTCACGCAGGGCCAGACCGGACGGGATGCGGACATTGTGACGTATCAGGGGCGCGATTACCGCGTGTCGTTTGTCGATCCGTACACCGCATACGGCGCGGGCTTCGTTCAGGCGCACTGCGAACTGTTGCCGTTTGACGGAGGAACGCCCGTTGAGCAGTAACACCACCGGCCAGCCCGGCTGGCTCACCCCGCAGCAGGCCGCGACCGACTATGACACGCCGCTGGACGTGCACCTGAGTCAGTGGATCCGCAACGTTTCAGGGCTGGCAGCCGGGCGCGTTATTGCCCGCTGGCAGCCTGATCAGCCCGCCATTCCCCCTGCCGATGTTAACTGGTGTGCATTCGGCATTACGGGCATTGCTGCTGATGCCGGTCCCGCGTTTGTTAACCAGACCGACGCTACCGCCGAACAGTGGCGGCATGAGCTGGTGGAGTGCCTTGCGTCCTTTTACGGGCCAGCCGGCCAGCAGGTCGCCGCGCAGTTTCGGGACGGGCTCGCCGTTAACCAGAACAACGACACGCTGGGCCAGTGGGGATTAACGCTGGCGGACTGCGACAGCATCCGGCCCGCGCCGGAACTCATCAACAACCAGTGGGTACGCCGTTACGACGTGATGGTTCGCCTGCGCCGCAAAGTCATCAGCACCTGGGGCATCCAGTCGCTGACCGACGCCCCTTTCAGTATTTCAGGAGAATAACCCATGCCGCAGGGCTTACCCGTTTCAAACGTTGCCAGCGTGGACATCATTATGTCGCCGAGGGCGGCGGCGGGCCGTAACTTTGGATCACTGCTCATCCTGGGTAGCGCAACCATCATTCCGCTGACCGAACGTATCCGTCTGTATACCTCGGCGGCCAGCATCGGAACTGACTTCGGTACCAACAGTGAGGAATACCTTGCCGCCGTGGCGTACTTCTCACAGTCGCCGACGCCTTCGCAGGTGTATGTCGGTCGCTGGGCGAAAACACTGGCGGCGGCCGAGGTCGGTAAGGTTGAGACCTTACTCGATGGCGTTAACGCCTGCCTGGGCTTTACCAGCTGGTACGGTCTCGGCGTAACGTATGACGCCGACCGTAAGGACGACGACCTGCTGCCGGTATGCGCCGCGATTGAGTCTTCATCGTTAAGCCGCATCCTTGCCGTTACCACGAAAAACACCGATGCGCTGCTCACTACAGTGAACACCGATATCGCGTCAAAAGTGAAAGCGGCGAAATACAGCCGCACGTTCGTGCAGTATTCATCCACCAGTAATTACGGGGCAATCTCGGCGTTTGGCCGTGCGTTTACGGTGGATTTCAACGGGTTCGGTACCACCATCACGCTGAAATTCAAGCAGGAGCCCGGCATCACCTATGAAAGCCTGACGCCTGCACAGGCGGCCGCGCTGGATGCGAAGAACTGCAACGTTTACGTGTACTACGCCAACGACACGGCCATTCTGCAGCAGGGCGTCATGGGCAACGGCGATTTCTTTGATGAGCGCCACGGCCTCGACTGGCTGCAGAACTACGTGCAGACCAACCTCTTTAACCTGCTATACACCAGCGGAACGAAGGTGCCACAGACCGATGCGGGAAACACGCGCATCATGGCGAACGTGGAAGCCTCGATGGACCAGGCGGTGAACAACGGTCTGATCGCCCCCGGCGTCTGGAACGGCGGTCAGATTGGCCAGCTTTCCCCGGGCGATACCCTGACCAAAGGGTATTACGTCTACATGCCCGCGATTTCGTCTCAGGCACAGGCTGACCGCGAAGCGCGTAAGTCGGTACCGGTTCAGGTGGCCTGTAAGCTGGCGGGAGCAATCCATTATGCCAGCGTTCAGATTAACGTCGTGCGCTGAGGAAAATAATCAATGAGTGCATACAGCTTTATGGATATCACGGCCTCGCTGACGGGGCCGACCGGCGTTATCGATCTGGGTTACGGTTCCGCAAACTCTGATGAGGGGATCGTGGTCACCATGTCGGAGGCCAAAAACACCATGACGATCGGCGCTGACGGCGAGGTGATGCACAGCCTGCATGCAGGCAAAGCCGGTACCGTCACCGTCAACCTGCAGAAAACATCGCCCGTGAACAAGAAACTGTCCCTGATGTACAACGCGCAGTCGGTTTCGTCCGCGCTGTGGGGCAATAACGTGATCGTCCTGCGTAACAAAGCATCCGGTGACATCGTTACCGCACGCGCCTGCGCATTCCAGAAACAGCCAGACTGGAACAACCCGAAAGTGGCCGGCAACGTCTCCTGGGTGTTTGATGCGGGCAAAATCGACGAAATCTTAGGGGAGTTCTGATCATGCAGTTTGAAATCAAAGGTATCCGCTACAGCGCTCACAAGCTGAGCGTTTTCGACCAGCTTAAAGTGTCCCGTAAGCTGCTGCCGGTGCTGGCAGGTATGCTGGGAGATTTTCAGGCGCAGCGTGAATCGTCAAAGGGTGGCAACGTCAACAGCACTATTGAAACGGTGCTGCCAAAGATTGCCGATGCGGTGGCGGGGCTGAGTGAAGAAGACACCAACGCGATCATCTTTCCGTGCCTGGCAGTGGTACAGCGTGCGCACGGTAAAGACCGCTGGGTGCCGGTAATGCAGGGCAACGATCTGGCGTTCGATGACATTGACCTGTTCAGCATGCTGCAGATTGTCGGTCGCGTGGTGGGCGACAGCCTGGGAAATTTTTTGCCCGCACTCCCAGAGAAAGGGACGGAGGGCCAGCAGCCACAGGGCTGACGCTCGACACGCTGCCGGACGGTACCGACATGATCTGGAAGGTGGCAAAGGCTTTCCGGATCGACTTCAAAGACCTTGAATCGGGCGCCGTCGATTTGTGCCGTATTGCCGAGGGTGCTGATTATCTCGGACTTGAAGAAGACAACGAAGCCCGCATAGCCCGCTGGAGAGCCGCGAATGAACGCTGATGTTATCAAGGATTTTTTAATCTCCCTGGGCTTTCAGGTGGACGAGTCCGGCGCAAAGAAGTTTGACGCCACGATAGCGGCTACAACCCTGCAGGCGGTAAAGCTGGGTGCGGCGGTCGAGGCGGCGGCGTTGTCTGTGGTGGCGTTTACAGCCAAAATCGCCAGCGGCCTGGATAACCTCTACTGGATGTCGCAGCGCACCGGGGCCACGGTGGCAGGCATTCAGCAGATTGGTTTTGCCGTGTCGCAGCTGGGCGGTACCGTTGACGGGGCGCGGTCATCGCTGGAAAGTCTCGCCCACTTCATGCGCAATAACCCGGGCGCGGAGGGCTTTCTTAACCGCCTGGGCGTGCAGACGCGGGACGCCAGCGGCAACATGCGCGACATGGCCAGCATTTTCACGGGCGTCGGCGATAAGCTGCGCAATATGCCGTATTACCGCGCCAACCAGTACGCACAGATGCTGGGCATTGATGAAAACACGCTGATGGCCATGCGCCGTGGCGTGGGCCAGTTCTCCGCACAGTATACCCAGATGGCAAAGGCCATTGGCTATAACGCCGATGCGGCCGCCGTGAGCTCTAACCGTTTCATGACCTCTTTGCGGTCGTTCGGTGAAATGGCGGGCATGGCGCGGGACAAAATCGGCTCGAACCTTGCAAGCGGTCTGGCGGGCTCCATCGACAGCCTGCGTAAACAGGTCATCGATAATTTCCCCAAAATTGAAGCGGCGCTGACGGGCGGGATAAAACTCATTTTGTGGCTGGCAGACACCATCGGAAAGGTGGTTTTCCGGCTCATCGAGGCGGCGGGTGACATCCGGGACTGGTGGAATACACTGGACAAAAGCACGCGCCAGCTTATCGAGATATTCGGCGGGCTGGTGGTCGCCTGGCGCGTGCTGAATTCTGCATTTCTGATGTCGCCAGTAGGGATCGTCACTGCGTTAGGTCTGGCAATCTTCGCGCTGTATGACGATTACAAAGTGTGGAAGGAAGGCGGCAAAAGCCTGATCGACTGGAAAAAGTGGCAGCCGGATGTTGACGCTGCCCTGAAAGCCATCAAAGAGCTGAAATCGTCGCTCAGGGACGCGGGCGATCAGGTTGCGCGCCTACTCAACATCGACCTTAAAAACTGGACGCTGAAAAGTGACATTGCCAGCCTGACAAAGCAGTTTGGCGAGTTCGGTAAAATGCTGTCGATGATTGGCGACCTGCTCAGCGCCATTAACGAGGGCCGCTGGTCTGATGCCGCCCGCATTGGCAGTCAGTTACTGCACCAGGGTAAAGAAAATCCCGATGCGATGCCTGTCGTGTCATCCAATGCAAACAATGCCGCCGACTGGTTTAAAGACAAAACCGGCTTTGACCCACGCAGTATCGGCCAGACCGTTAATGGCTGGTTCGGTGACGGCAAGCGTCCGCAGCCGACAAAAGACGGTGCCGCGCTGCTGGGCTGGATGCAACCGGCGATGCAAAGGCTGGAACAGCTTTACCGGCTGCCGGAAGGTTTGCTGCGCAGTGTCGCGATAGCTGAATCATCCGGTAATCCAAACGCCGTGTCCGGTGCCGGTGCGCAGGGGCTTTTTCAGCTGATGCCGGGTACCGGCCGCGATATGGGGCTGGGCCGTGGTGAAGCGTTCGATCCGATCAAATCAGCACAGGCGGCGGCAAAGTACCTTTCTCAGTTGCTGAAAGCCAACGGCGGCGACCTGACCAAAGCGCTGGCCTCGTATAACTGGGGCCTGGGCAACGTCCAGAAGTATGGCATGGCGCTGATGCCGCAGGAAACGCGCAACTACGTTCCCCGCGTGCTCAGCAATATGCCGGGCGGTGCCTCAATGCATCAGGAAACGGTCATCAATATTCACGGCGTTTCGGATCCGCGCGAGGCAGGTAACATTATTGCCGATAAACAGAACCAGGTTAATTCACGCGCGACACAGCAGATGAGCAGAGGTAACTGATGGACATTCTCTCGGTACTGCTGCACCAGCGGTCACGGAAAATCGGCATCATCATCCCCGATGTGGTCATCAGCGAAAAGCACAGCGACGTGCTGGAGATAACAGAGCATCCCGTTGAACGCGTGACGTCTGAGGCCGCAGGCGCAAGCGCTGACGGCGCAGGATTTGTTGCCGATCATGTCTACCGGCGCGCCTCTGAACTGGTGATGGAAATTGGCTTTTCCGGGGGCGGTTCTGTACTGGATCTGCTTAACACCTCATCTATCGGCCTTTCGCTGGGTAGCAGCCCTAAAGAAATTTACGCCCAGTTGCTTGATCTGCAGCGCTCCCGTCAGCCGTTCGACGTGGTAACCGGCAAGCGGCTTTACAGCAATATGTTGATCCGCGTGCTGGACGTCACCACGGACAAAGCAACTGAAAATGTCCTAATGGCCACGCTGACGCTTCGCGAAGTCATCACCACGCAGGCGCAGACCATTAAAGGCGCGCCAAAAGAGAATATGGCGCTGGGCGTTAACACGAGCGCGGTTCAGGACAGCGGCGTCAAAACGCCTAAACAGCCGTCTGAATCCATCCTGAGATCAGCAGTATCCGCAGCGAAAGGGCTTTTTTCATGACCGTTACCGAAATGCCGTTACAGCCCCAGAATCAGACATTCAGCACCACGATAGTGGGCAGCCTCTATAAGGTCACCGTCATCTGGCGCGCCGGATGCTGGTATCTGGATTTAAGCTACAGTACGGGCTCCCTGATCGCGGGCGGCATACCGCTGGTGACCGGCGCTGACCTGCTGGAGCAATATGCGTATCTGAATCTGGGCTTTTCGCTGTTCGTGGTCTGCGATGCTGACGATCAGGATTATCCCGGCGAGAACGACCTCGGGATCCGCAGTCACCTTTTTATCCACACGGAGTGAATAATGTCACAGAACTGGATGCGCCATTTTGAATTACAGCTGCTGAATGACAAGGGCGACGGGATAGCGCTTACCGACCTGAAAGTCACCTTTAACATTCAGAAGATGCCCGCGACGATTTTTAACGGATTTGTGGGCGACTTTAAAATTTATAACCTGTCACCGGCCACGCAGAACCGCATCATGTCGCAGGAATTCACCCGCATTCAGGTGATTGCCGGTTATAACGGTAACCCTGATGAAGCGGGTAATTATCCCGATCGCAATGTCGGCATGATTTTTAACGGCGACATCCGTTTCACCGTGGCCGGTAAAGACAACGTTACCGATTCCTGGCTGCTGCTGCAGTGTATTGACGGCTGGCAGGGGCATTTATATGCGTCCGTTCGCACCACTGTGGCTGCCGGCTGGAAATATTCAGACCTGTTCGAAGCGGGGATGAAGACGTATCAGCCTTACGGCATCACAGCGGGATCTGTACCCGATTTCCCTGATACGGTTTTCCCCGCGGGCGCGTGCTGGTGGGTAACACGTCTGATGTTATGTACGGCATCGCCAGAAAGTGCCAGGCCAACTGGTGGTATGAAAATAATCAGGTGAATATTGTTCCTGATTTGAAATACATCGATGAGGTGGTGGTACTTAACTCCAGTACTGGCCTCATCGGGATGCCACAGCAGACGATGGGGGCAGGGGTAAACGTCCGGTGCCTGATTAATCCGGCCATCAAACTGGGCGGTCTGGTTCGCCTCGATCAGGAATCCGTCTACCGTGTGGCTCTCAGTAATGAGCAAATCGGGATGTCACCCGCCAGGCTGAATGAAAGCGCCAGCGACGGCAATCTGTATGTCGATGACATCCCAGGTTCACAACCGGCCGCAATAAATACTGATGGTGATTACACCGTAGGCAGTATTGATTATACTGGGGATACACGCGGGCAGAACTGGTACATGGATTTACTCTGCTTGGCTAAAGGAAGCAAAGACCTAATGACTCAATCGACTGTGGCTAAGGTAGATTTAGGATGAATTTTAAAAGGTTATTCGTATCGGCCTTCTCTTTGGCTTTACTGGCGTCGTCCGCTGCTAATGCTGCACTCCAGTGCGGAGAATTTTATCTTAAAGCGGACTCTACCGGGTTAACTCGCATAAATGGACAAGAGCCGCAAACCCAGAAAATTACCTTTCTAAAAGCCGATCAAGACTACGATAATGTTAAAATTCAGTGGATGCTTCCCTCAAAAGAAGTCGGGCGCTGGATTGGTATGGATTACATTAGAAGAAATGGCAAGCCCATCCTTAACGTCGAAGTGATCCGCAAGAACATGGACGAGCCACGGCAGTTTTGGACCTATGACTGCGTAAGGTTAAAGTAGCTCATAGTAAACCTGTTAATCCAATTATTATCCATAATTTTCAATATATTATAGATATGACGTTAATTGTTATCGTTATCAACTTGCTTGTATACAAATACTGTGTTTTTATACAGTTTATGTACTGATCATAATTACAGCTAACCAGCCTACTCTTAAAGATTTATGATTAATTAATTTTAAGATTAGTCTAATACTAATGGGGTTTGAATGGCTGGCGAAAGTAAACAGAAAGCAGTGCATTACAAAAGGGCGGTCGTGAGAAACTCTTACTCGACACTACAAACGTTGCTGGAAGATGCAGTCGGCGTTGGTGGAGCGCTTGAAAAGGTAGAGCACAGACAAGAATATTTAGTACCAGGTGATGATTCTGGAGGTGCCAGATTCATAAACAAAAGTACAAATTATAAAACTTTATTTTTTGGTCAACTAATCTCTTTTGAGAAAGGCAGAAGTCAAGCTTTACTCACCATGAATGGTGATGTGGCTTTTTATAACATTAAATCTATAACATCTAGTCAGATTGCACTTTCAAAAGACATGGATGAAGAAGACGAGGATCAAGCCGAAGAAGCTAAAAGAGAGTTTGTTGACTCTTTTCTTTATTTTGGAGTTTACGATAATCATTTAGTGATGATGCAGTCTAGTTCGCTGAGATCGAAGGATCTTGAAAATCATCTGAACTGGTTGCTTAAAGGGGCAGGCGTACTTGATTCTGCATCAGAAATAATTTTACAGGATAAACCAACTGAGGAAGCATTCCGCCAATTAAAAAACTCCCCCGTAAAAAGTATAAAAATAGGCGCACCCGTAAAAGGAAGTGCCATTGAGAATGCTTCAACAGAAAAATCTTTGGTTGAGGTTAATCAAGTTAGAAAAATAAAGTTTATGCCTGAAGGAAAAGGTGGTGATGTTATTGCAGCAGCTGTAGGTGAAAATTGGGTCGAAAGATTAGATTTAAAAGAAGCGCTGGATGAAGCAAACTTGCAAGTCCAAATAGAAATAACCTATCTTAGAAAAACCACTAAGAGAGGACAACAAGTTATAGACTCAATTGCAACCTCACTCCGCCATATGGATGATGAGGATTTTCAAATTGAACTCAAAGGAGGGGGGACTTTAGTCGGTAATGACTTACGCCTTTCTGGAAAATTAAGCGTGAAGTACCATAACGGTTTAGTCGATGAAGATGATCTTTATTTGAAAATGCATCAATGGCTAAATTCAAAAATCAATTTAGGTGAGATTGATGAGAACACATGATTGAAGGTGATATGATATGTTAAAATTTTTTATAGGATACGCATCTGCTTTTGTTGCAGGTGCCTTGCTATTCTATTTTTTAACATTCTCACTGGATAAAAACATCGTGATCCCCATTGGCATGCTTGGCTTGCTGCTTCTTCCTGTTGGGGTGTGCTCGCAAATCATTTACAAAACCAATGAATTAAAAGAAAACTCATCTCTTAAAGGTTCCGAACAGAGAAGGCTCGATTATTATATATCAAAAAAAATATTCAGATGTTATTGTTGGTTGGTCTTTTATATTCTTACTGCTTTGCTTTTGTTTGTAGTCTATTACCTTGGTGAGGCAAAATATATCTTTCTTAAAGAGGTGGTCGTTTCAGTTGGTGGGTTGTTCGGAGTTTCACTTTCGTCAATACTTCCTTTGCACATCAAGTATATTGAAATATCGGATTTTAAAGCTCACTTGATTCAACGTGAAAATAAAATCAAGAGGCAAAAAGAATTGTTGAAAGGATTAAGAGGAAAAAATTAATCCATGACATCATCGAATTCATAAAAAAACCGCTTCGGCGGTTTTTTTTATGCCCGGAGAAAAGCAAATGCCCGTTTCGTTAAATTCTCAGGTAGGCAGCAGTGAGCACATGAGTTCGCAGCTGTATAACACCATTTTTTCCATGTTGCGCGTGTCTTTACCAGGAATTGTCCTGTCTTTCGATCCGGCTACTTGTACCTGTACGGTTCAGCCTGCTATTGCAGGTCAGGGAGTAGATGAAAAAGGGCAGAGTCAGTCAGCGCCACTACCATTGCTTATTGATGTGCCGGTCATCTTTCCGCGTGGCGGCGGATGCACAATCACTTTCCCGGTAAAAGCAGGCGACGAATGTCTGGTGGTGTTTTCCGATCGCTGCATAGATTTCTGGTGGCAGAACGGGGGTGTTCAGGAACCTGTCGATCCGCGTCAGCATGATTTGTCCGATGCCTTTGCTTTTGTTGGCCCACAGTCACAGGCGCAGAAGATATCCGGCATCAGCACCACATCGGTGCAGGTTCGCACCGACGATGGCAGCAGCTTTATCGAACTGATGCAGGGCGGCAACGTGAACATCACCACGCCACTGCTTACAGTGAACGGCAACGTTCAGGTTAACGGTAGCGTGACATCAACCGGCGATCAGGTAGCGAAGGGCATCAGCCAGACCGGACACGTTCACTCTGGCGTGCAGTCGGGCAGCAGTCAGACGGGCGGCCCGCAATGAGATATCGGCGCGAAGATGATGACGGCGACTATACGTTTGGCCGTGGCGATGACACCTGGCTGATTAACTCACCCGAGGCGGTGGCGCAGGCAGTGAAAACGCGCTTTATGCTCTGGTACGGTCAGTGGTTCCTTGATACCACGGCGGGAACGCCATGGATACAGTCGGTACTCGGTAAGCAGAAGCCGCAAACGTATAGCCTCGCCATACGCCAGCGCATCCTTGAGACACAGGGCGTTAAATCCCTCATTTCTTTCGATACCAACCTTAACACCACCAGTCGCCGGGTAACCTTCACCGCGACGATTGACACCATCTACGGGACGACCACCGTTACAAGCGAGGCTTAATGGCTCTCAACCTAGACACGCTGGGGCTATCGGCAACGGTAACTGCCCAGGGCATCAGTGCTCCTGCTTATCAGACCATCCTCACCACCCTTACCGGCTACTTTCAGCAGATTTACGGTACCGATGCTTATCTCGATCCGGACAGTAAAGACGGTCAGATGGTGGCGCTGGTTGCGTTGGCCATTCACGACGCCAACAACACCGCCATTGCGGTTTATAACTCGTTTTCGCCGTCAACAGGTATGACCGACGCGCTTTCAAGGAACGTTAAAATTAACGGTATCAGCCGCCGTGCAGCCACGAACTCAACCGCTGACCTGACGCTGGCCGGTGCGGCGGGTACCACGATTACCAACGGTTCAGTTAAGGACGCCAACGGTATTGTCTGGAACCTGCCTGCAAGTGTGACCGTCGGCCCAGGCGGTACCGTGATCGCCACTTCCACCTGTGCGGTGTCGGGCGCTGTCGCTGCTGTGGCGGGCTCGGTCAGTAAAATTAACACGCCAACGCGCGGATGGCTTAGCGTAACCAATGCGTCAGCGGCCACGGTGGGCAGTGCAGCAGAATCGGACTCAGAACTTCGCATCCGTCAGCGTCAGAGCGTTGCGCTTCCGTCCATGACGACTTTTGCGGCGCTGGACGGGGCGATCGCAAACGTCACTGGCGTGACACGTCACAAACTGTATGAAAACGACACCGGCAGTCAGGACGCAAACGGACTGCCTGCGCACTCCGTAGCGGCAATTGTTGACGGTGGAGACGTGAACGCCATTGCTCAGGTGATTCAGAGCAAAAAGGGGCAGGGCGTCGCTACGTTTGGAAGCACATCCGTAACCGTGCCTGACGCGTGGCAAAATCCTCACACCATAAGCTTTTCAAGATCATCACCTGTACCCGTTTTTATAGCCATCACGCTAAAGGTGTTTCAGGGCTACACGACGCAGGTCGGTAATGACATCAAAAAGGCAATTGCGGATTACATTAATTCGCTGGATATCGGCGATGACCTGCTGCTGAGCCGCGTTTATTCCCCGGCTAATCTGGGCGTGGTGAGCGGAGGGGAAAGCCGGTATTACGACATCAACAGCCTGCAGGTCGGGCGTTCGGCGGCAACGGTGGCACCGGCCAATATCGTGACGGCGTTTAACGAGGCGGTGACCTGTTCGGTGGATAACATCACTGTCACGGTGGCGGCATGAGCAGATACACCGACCTGATAACGAATTATCACCGGACAAAGCCACTTTTTACACAGCATGTGGATTTGTCCACCCGCCCGCTGGCGGATGTAGCTAGCGCCATGGATGGATTGTTGACGGCTTTTGACATCGATAAATCTGTGGGCGTACAGCTGGACATCCTTGGGGAATGGATAGGCCGGAGCCGCACGGTGGCCGTGCCTATATCGGGCGTTTATTTTTCCTTCGATACGGATGGCCTGGGCTGGGATCAGGGTGTCTGGCAGGGGCCGTATGACCCCGACAGCGGTTATACCCGCCTCAGTGATGAAACCTACCGGATTATCCTCAAAGCCAAAATAGCTATTAACAACTGGGATGGCACCAACGGTTCGTTAAAAGCAATTCTCGATAACGCGCTGGCCGGCTCGGGGCTGCAAATGCAGATCGTTGACGGTCAGGATATGACGGTCGGCCTATGGGTATTCCCTGAAAAGGATATCAGCCTGGTGTCCAGAGAGCTCATTGCGGCCATACGTCAGGGCTATCTGACAGTGAAAGCGGCGGGCGTTTATGCGGGCAGCATTCAAATTCCCTCAGTAATAACGCCGTCTGAGGGGAGTACGTTTTTGGGTTCGATATGGACAACCAGTTTATATCGGGCTTCGACAGTGGTTCATGGGAGAAACAACTCTGATGGCAGCAAATAATTTTAAACCGTTTGCAGTGGGCAACGGTGCGAACGTGACCAGCCAGACTGATTACGAGGCGCTGGTGGCGCTGGCCAGCGGTTTTCAGTCCGGTAAGGCCAGTTCTGCGCAGATCAACAAGGTATTAAGGCAGGCGAGCTTTATTGCGGCAGCGCTAGCGCAATACGTTGCAAACAAATCAGGACAGGATGTGCTGGATGACGGAGACCTGAACGGTTTTATCGCAAAACTGGTCACTGGTCTGGGTAAAGATTTTATGGGCATAGGTGCTTTTGGCCTGGGGATCCGTAATGAAAAACTTCCCGGCACGATGGCGGCGGTTGACGTGTCACGGTTCGATTACTTTGCTCCGAAAGACAATATCGGCCCGCTCCCTGGTCAGTGGGTGGGTGGGATTACTCACGCAATGGGTGACCAGATAGGCTGGCAGGTTGCAGGTCTGGGACAGGGGGCTACTGGCGGTTTTCCCCGTGCATTTCTGCGCATGATGCTGTCAAACGGCAACTTTTCGAACTGGGGAGAGCTTTATCACACCCTCAATAAACCCTCAGCCAGTGATGTGGGCGCACTACCGGTAAACGGCAAAGCTGCCAGCGCAGGCAACGCCGACAGTGCGACAAAACTGTCCACCCCCAGAAATATTGCGGGCGTGCCGTTCGATGGAACCGGGGATATCAATTTAGGGCCGGGCAATGTGGGAGCGGTATCTGCTGGCGGTGGTAACTACAGTCAAATTTACCGTTTTAACCAGGTGGAAACGCTACCGAAAGAGTCAAACCCGGTTCAGCTGGTATCAGCCGCATCAGGGCAGGCGGCTGATAACTTTGTCGCCTGGTCAAGTTACACCTGGTACAACGACTACGTTCGCACAGGCATTGTAAGGGCGGGCGACAATACCGTTAAAAGTTTTGCGGTTGAGGTAAATGGTGTCCGGGTTCTAGAGGTTGGCAGAGACGGCACATTCCTGAACGGAAATATGGCTTCAGACCTCCGTCTGGGCCAGCAGGAATCCATGAATGTGACTATTCCCGCGACCGGACAGTCTACCGACAGTGTTGTTCCAAGCGGCTGTTACGTTACCGGCCTGACTTCAACGTCAACGGGTAACTATGTGGGCATCACTAAAATTTTCTATCGCAGACTGCAACGCAAAGTTGGCGGTAACTGGGTTGATGCAACCTGGCTTTAAGGAGTGAGAATGAAAATCTTTAAGAATTTTAAAAAGTATCCGCTGGAAGTGCCGACTTTTATTGATTATGCATTCAGGACGGATGACGGGCAGGACTGGTACGGAACGGTGCTGAAAGAGCTGGATAACGGCCTGCTAAAGATAGCTTTTGAATCGGACAACATCATCAGAACGTGCGGTTACGATGCCACCGGCCTGTATCCTGAAAACCGCTCTGTAACGTCTATCGAAGAAAAGGATATTCCGAAGGGGTTTGCCGCAAACGGCGAATGGATGTTTGATGGTGAAAAAATTGTGCCGCGCGTCATTCCGCATGAGGAATCAGTCGCAAAAGCCACAGGGCTGAAAGCCTATTATCTCGGCGTGGCAACAGACGCGATCAACCCGCTGCAGGATGCAGCCGATTTAGGGATAGCTACTGATGAGGAAAAGCGACTGCTGCCGCTCTGGAAAAAATACCGCATTGATGTGAACAGAGTTGATTTAAGCAAAGCGCCAGAAATTACCTGGCCTGCAAACCCGTCCTGAGCGACAAAATAATTTGTTGCAATCAGACACAAACAGAAAAGCCTCTGACGTCAATCAGAGGCTTTTTCTTTGAGCCCAAAGTGCGCGTGCATTTCACGTGCATTATTTTGTGCTTTTTTTGTAGTGCCGTTGTCTCTGAGTAGTCTCGGAAGCCAGTCTACACGGGACTTTGTCCCTGTAACGTCCTACTATATGTGGCGGTGAGAGGGGGATTCGAACCCCCGATACGTTGCCGTATACACACTTTCCAGGCGTGCTCCTTCAGCCACTCGGACACCTCACCGCAAATTGTTGCTGACCGCGCTGGGTCAACGGGGCGCTACTATAGGGAGTCGGCCTGAAACGGTCAAGCACTATTTTTCTCTTTTTTTCTATTCGCTTAAGCTCTGAACGAATCGCGTTAAGGCTGCGCAAATCGCGGTTTTTTGGCGCCAAAAACGCGATATTGCACAGCGTAACAGAAGGGGAGATTCGCTGGGTTGCCTGAGCTTACGGCGCGCTTTTTACGCGGTTGGCAAAACTCTTGCGCAGCTTTTGCAGTTTGGGGGGAATCACCGCCATGCAGTAACCGTTGCGCTGACCGGCGCCTTCCCAGTAATCCTGATGATAACCTTCAGCGGGATACCAGGCTTTTAACGGTTCAATGGTGGTCACAACAGGCTCAGCATGATCCTGTTGGGCACGCGCGATGGCCGCTTTGGCTTCGGCTTCCTGCTCCGGCGTCTCAACAAAAATCGCGGAACGATACTGTGTACCGATGTCATTGCCCTGACGATTGAGCTGGGTCGGATCGTGGGTCGCAAAGCTGATGTCCAGCAAATCGCCATAGCTGATCTTTTCAGGATCAAAACCAATACGAATGGCTTCGGCATGACCGGTTGCGCCGCTGCACACCTGCTCGTAGGTGGGATTAGGGCGCGCACCGCCGGTATAACCACTTTCCACTGACTCAACGCCGATCACATCTTTAAAGACCGCTTCTGTACACCAGAAACAGCCGCCTGCGATCACTGCATATTGGATAGCCAT